GCGCTGCCTGGTACGCAGGGTTATGGATACCCAGGGTTATGGATACCCAGGGTTATGGATACCCAGGGTTATGGATACCCAGGGTTATGGATACCCAGGGTTATGGATACTGAGAGTTAGCCTAACCCTGAGTGCAGTACTACCCTGAGTTAGGCCTACCCGTGAGTGGAAAAAAAACTCGTGGGCTCAGATCCGAGGGGGTGGCACCCGGGGTTTTGCGCTATGCTCCATGTCTGGGGGGCCCCAGCGCAGCGCGCGAAGCACTTTAGAATGAATCCCTAACTCGAGGCTAGGTAGTGCCGCCAACCGATCCGATCAAGCTAAAAGCGTACCGGCTGCGCCAAGCGCGGAAGGCGCAGGAGCGGACCCGAGCCCGGCGGGCCGAGCGCATCGCCAGTGGTGAGCAGGCGGTCATCGACAAGCGGCAGGCGGACCAGCTGCGATCGGTGCAGGCCAAGGGAACGGAGGCGTCGCGCCTCGCCCCGAGATCTGGGCTCCCGGTGGGGGCGGTCAAGACGATCGCCGCGCTGCGGCACCGGCTCCCCGACGACGCCAGCCCCGAGATGGTGGAGGTCGCGGGTTACGCCTTCACCCGCATGGTGGATGTGCTGGCGGGCAAGGTGCCTGCCAGGAAGGCCCCACAGGTGCTGAACGCCGCGCGTGAGATCCGAGCCGAACTCTGCGGGCCCGTGCAGCAGAAGATCCAGATGTCGGGCGGCATGACCCTGGAGATGTTGGTGGCGCAGGCGTCCCAGGAGCCGGATGAGATCACCGTCCCAGCCCTCCCGCCGGAAGGATCCGAGGTGCAGTAGTGGTCGCTCCGACGATCCGAAAGAAAAACGGGATGGTGCTGTTGACCGATATGCCCCGCCAGAAGGCGGTGCCGATCGACGAGACGCTCTCCGTGATGGACAAGGAAGAGATCAGGTTGCAGAAGCAGCGCGCGAGCAACAAGGCCTCGCAGCAGCGCGCGAAGATTCGCAAGGCTGAGAAGGCGGAGCAGGAGCGACGCGCTGCCGAGAAGATCCCACCCGCCACGGGACAGGCGGCTGGGGCTCCAACTCCGGGGGCCCCAGCCGCGCTTGCTCTGGCCGTGCAGAACATCCGGCGGTGGCGGAAGGAGCCCTGGACCTTCGTCAAAGAGGTCTTCGGCGTCGATCCCGACGACTGGCAGGAGGAGTGCCTCCGCGCCCTGGTGGCGGGGGGCTACGACAAGTTCTGCTTGAAGGCGTGCAAGGGCCCCGGGAAGTCCTGCCTGCTTGCCTGGGTGATCTGGTGGTTCCTCGTCTGCTTCACCCACCCCAAGATCCTCTGCACTTCGATCACAGGGGAGAACCTCCGGGACGGTCTGTGGACGGAGTTGGCGAAGTGGCGGAACAAGTCGAAGATGCTGACCGACCTCTACGAGTGGCAGAGCGATCGGGTCTACGCCAAGGCGCACAAGGAGACGTGGTACGCCTCCGCCCGCACGTGGCCGAAGGACGCGGACAAGACCAAGCAGGCCAACACCCTGGCCGGTCAGCACGCCCAGCACACGATGGTGGTGGTGGACGAGGCGGGTGACATCCCCGAGGGTGTGGTCGCGGCTGGGCTCGCCCACCACTCCACCAACGACCCGAAGCTGAAGGAGGTCCACATCACGCTGATGGCCGGGAACCCCACCGCACTGGACGGGGCGCTGGGGATCGCATGCACCCGCGACCGGGCCAAGTGGTGGGTGAAGGAGATCACGGGCGACCCGGACGACCCGAAGCGGGCCAAGCGCATCGACCTCAAGTGGGCGCGCGAGGAGATCGAGAAGTGGGGGCGGGATCACGACTTCACCCGGGTCAACGTCTTCGGCATGTTCCCCCGCGTGCAGGGGAACAAGCTGTTGGGCCCCGATCAGGTCCGCAGGGCGATGGACGCCGTCTTCCCGGAGGGGTCGTGGGACCGTGAGCCGAGGATCATGGCGGTGGACGTGGCCCGGTCGCTGGCGGCGGATCGCTCCGTCCTGACGCGGAGGCAGGGGCCGATCGTCTTCCCGCAGAAGGCGTGGCGCATCGCGGACCTGATGGAGTTGGCCTCCCAGGTGGCGTGGGAGTTCAGCCAGTGGCCCGCGCAGGTTATCTTCGTGGACATGACCGGGCTGGGGGCTGGGCTCCACGACCGGCTGACGCAGCTGGGACTCCCCTCCGTGGGGATCAACTTCGGCTCCACCCCGCGCGATGCGCAGCGGTTCGCGGACAAGCGCACCGAGATGTGGTGGGACATGCACATGGCGGTGAAGGGGTCTGGGGAGCGGGCGGGCGTGGCCCTCCCCGACGACAGCGAGTTGCTAGCCGAGTTGATAGCCCCTACGATCAGCTTCAACGAGCGCAGCCGACTCAAGCTGGAGTCCAAGGAGAAGATGAAGGCCCGGGGCCTCTCCTCCCCCGATAAGGGGGACTCCCTGGTGATGACCTGGGCTGAACCAGTGTTTGCAGAGGTCACCCTTCCAGGGTACACTCGCAATGCACTCAACGGATCCGGTCAGTCGCAAGACTATGATCCCTACCTCGATCGTGAATCGCAAGGAGTTTGATCATGGGCATCGACACGGACGTTCTCTCGGCGGGCAAGGTGATCGCGGGGGTCTTCGCTAAGAACGTGAACAACGTTCAGAAGGCCACGACCGGCGCGGCGGTGATGAACAACGGGATCAACTACTTCGCGTACACGGCCCTGGCCGCCGGGTCCACCGTGACCGGGCCCTCCGCGCCGATCTCCGGGCAGGAGATCACCCTCAAGAATGAGTCGGCGGGCGCGTTCGCCATCACCTTCGCCCCGGCTTCCGGCACGATCGACGGCTCCGCCACGCTGGCCGTCACGGCGGCGGCTGCCTGGGCGGCGGGCAAGGTCCGCTTCGACGGTGCCAACTGGTTCACCACCACCTGACATGGGCGGCTTGACGAGCAGGGTGGAGAGTCTCTTCGGCGGGGGGCCTTCAGTCTCGTCCGTAAACGCCCAGGATCAGGCTGATGGGTGGTACAATAGTGACGGCATCAAACAAACCGCCCGGGCCCGCGCTCTGGGCCCTCCGGACGCCACGGACGAGGCGATCAAGAACGCGCGGATGTTCGAGCGGCGTCAGCAGCTGGGCATGCAGGGCCGAATGAGCACCTTCCTCCAGACGGCGGGTAAGTCGGATGGCGAGGGTGGCAACGGGAACCTGAACGCACCGACCACGATCCTGGGAGCCTGAAGTGGACAACCCCCAGCCGCGCCAGCCCACGGACAAGCTACAGCGGTACAAGGATCGCCTGTCGATGCTCCGACAGGAGCGGTCCACGTGGCTGTCGCACTGGATCGAGATCAGCGAGTACATCGCTCCCCGCAAGTTCCGGTACCTGACCAACGACCGGAACAAGGGCACCAAGAAGAACGACAAGATCATCAACAACCGTGCCACGCTCGCCCTTCGGACGCTGGCAGCCGGGATGATGGCCGGGATCACTTCCCCTGCCCGTCCGTGGTTCCGGCTGCTGGCCCCGGAGCACTTGAAGGACAACTCCGAGGTCCAGGCGTGGCTGGACGCCGTGGAGAAGGTGCTGCGGGAGGTGTTCATCAAGTCGAACATCTACTCGGTGCTCCACGCCTCGTACACGATCCTGGGCGGCTACGGCACCCCGGTGGTCTACATCGAGGAGACCGACTCGGTGGACGAGGGCTTCCGCGCCTACCTCTGGCCGATCGGGCAGTACTGCCTCGCCTCCTCCTCCGAGGGGCGGATCGACACCGTCTACCGCGAGTTCTCCTTCACGGTCGGGCAGCTGGTCGAGGAGTTCGGCTACAAGGCGTGCAGCACCACCGTGCAGCAGCGGTGGGATCTCGGGAAGTACGACGCCTGGATCCAGGTGGTCCACGTCGTGGAGCCCAACCGCCAGCGCGAGCCGGGGAAGCGGGACGGCAAGAACAAGGCGATCAGGTCGGCGTGGTTCGAGGCTGCGGGCGAGGACGGTAAGTTCCTCCGCGAGTCGGGCTACGAGGAGTTCCCGTGCATGGCTCCGCGCTGGGAGGCGACGGGCGAGGACGTGTACGGTGACTGTCCCGGCATGCAGGGGCTGGGCGACACCAAGGCCCTCCAGCTGTGGGAGCGGCGCAAGGCCCAGGCGATCGACAAGGTCGTCAACCCGCCGATGAAGGCCCCCATGAGCCTCAAGGCTCAGCGGATCAGCCTCATGCCGGGCGACACCACCTACGTCCCCGACAACCTCAACGGCCAGAACTTCGCGCCCGCGATCGAGGTCAAGCCCGAGGCGGTGACGGTCGCGGAGAAGACGATCGCGGAGCACGGCTACCGGATCGATCAGACCTTCTACGTGGACCTGTTCCGCATGTTGGAGCAGTCCGATTCCGCGCCCAACGGGGGCAAGCAGCCGATCACCGCCCGGGAGGTCAACGAGCGGCACGAGGAGAAGATGCTCCAGCTGGGCCCCGTGCTGGAGCTGATCCACGACGAACTGCTAGACCCGATGTTCAACCGGGTGGTGCAGATCCTGGCCCGCAAGCGCCGCCTGCCCCCTCCCCCGCCGATGCTGCGCGGCCAGCACATCCGGGTGGAGTACATCTCGATCATGGCGCAGGCCCAGAAGCTGCTGGGCACGGCTGCGATCGAGCGGCTCTCGTCCTTCGCCGGCTCGCTCTCCGCCGTCAACAAGGACATCCTCGACCTGATCGACTTCGACAAGATGATCCGCGAGTACGCCGAGATGCTGGGCGTCCCCGCCGGCATGATGAAGGACGAGAAGGTGGTCCAGCAGCTGCGTGAGCAGCGGGCCAAGGCCCAGCAGCAGCAGGCGATGATGGAGCAGGCCCAGCAGGGCGCGGCGACCGCCAAGGACCTCTCGGGCGCGTCGGTTGAGCCGAACAACATGCTGGGCAAGCTGCTCAACTCCGGTGGCGGCGGGCAAGGGATGATCCAGTGAGCCGCCAGGGTCCCAACTCCAACCCGGTCGTCCAGGGGAAGCTGCGGAGCCGGGAGAAGCTGGTCGAGATCCAGAGGGTCGCGGACATCCGGTCGGTCATGGACTCGCCAGAGGGGCGGCGATTCATGTACACTCTGATCTTCGACAGGTGCGGGGTGATGAGCGTCTACCCCGGATCGGACAGCGGGATCTACCGGAGCGAGGGGCGGCGGCAGATGGGCGCGGAGATCGTGATGGACCTCCAGCTGAAGATGCCCGACCGCTACATGATGATGATCACGGAGCATTTGAACGACCTGACCAACGAGCAGCGGCTCCGTGACGCTGCCACCACCGACCCTGGAGATGACGATGCCTGACCCTACCCCCGCCGCCGCGCCAGCCGCTGCTCCCGCAGCTGCTCCCGCCCCGGCGTCACCCCCTGCCGGTGGGACGCCCCCGGCTGCTGCACCCGTCGCCGCGCCGAAGGCAACTCCGGACGCGCGCACGACGGCGATCACCGATGACAAGCCGGAAGGTACGCCGGATGCCCCCAAGGAGACGCCGAAGGGCGATCAGGCTCCGAAGGGCGACTTCCAGATCAAGGTGCCGGATGGTGCGAAGGTGGACGCGGCGCTGGTCACCGAGTTCACCAAGCTGGCCCAGGAGTCTGGGATCAGCGCCGAGCAGGCGCAGAAGATCCTGGACTTCTCGATCAGCAGCGAGAAGGTGGCGATGGAGAAGTTCGCCACCGACGAGAAGGCTCGCGTCGAGAAGTGGCTGGACGAGGCCAAGACGGACAAGGACATCGGCGGCTCCAAGTGGACGGACACGGTGAACGACGCCAAGCGCGCCCTCACCCAGTTCGCCACCCCGGAGTTGAAGAAGATCCTCAACGAGACGGGCCTGGGCAACCACAAGGACGTGATCTCCTTCTTCGCGAAGGCTGGCAGGGCGCTGGCGGAGGACAAGACTCCGAAGGGCGCGGCTGCGAGCGGAGACGCAGCGGAGCAGGTTCCGCTGGAAGTCTCGCTGTACCCCACCATGAAGCAGCAGTAACCCACCCTGATCTGAAAGGATCGATAGATGGCGAACATTGGCTATACCTTCCCGACGCTGTTCGACGTGGTCAAGCGGATGGACCCCAACGGGTCCGTCTCGCAGATCGCGGAGGTCCTCACCCGCTACCTCCCGATGCTGGAGGACATGGCGTGGTCCGAGGGCAACCTCCCCACCGGCCACCGCTACACCAGCCGCACGGGTCTCCCGACCCTGACGTGGCGGCGCTTCAACCAGGGCCTCGACCCGGTCAAGAGCCAGACCGATCAGTTCGACGAGGTCGTGGGCATGCTGGAAGGCTACAGCAAGGTCGACGTGGACCTCGCCAAGCTGAACGGCAACGAGGCCGCCTTCCGCCTCTCCGAGGACAAGGCGTTCATCCAGGGCATGAACATCCAGGTGGCGAACGCGCTGATGTACTCCAGCGTCCTCGCCAACCCGGAGCAGATCACCGGGTTCACCCCGCGCCTCAACCAGATCTCGGGCAACGCGGACCCGTCCGTCAACCAGATCGTCAACTGCGGCGGCGCGACCGCCAACGGCCAGACCTCGATCTGGCTGGTGGGCTGGAGCCCGGAGACCGTCTTCGGGATCTTCCCGAAGGGCTCCGTGGGCGGGATCCAGACCGAGGACCTGGGCCGTCAGCTGGTGCTCGACTCGAACAGCAAGCAGTTCCTCGCGTACGTGACCCGGTGGCAGTGGAAGCTGGGGCTCTGCGTGAAGGACTACCGCTACGTGGTCCGTGCCTGCAACATCGACGTGGCGGGCCTCAAGGAGGACATCTCCAGCGGCGCGGACCTCGCGCTCCGCATGCTCGACATGATCGCCAAGATGTACAGCCTCGACACGGTGCGCCCGGTCTTCTACATGACCCGGAACACCTTCTCGATGCTGAACAAGCAGCTGGTCAAGCGGCAGGCCAACTGGCTGGAGTGGATCACCCCGAACTCCGAGAACCAGATGAAGGGCTACGCGGGCGGCGGGGACCGGCGCATCCCGGCCTTCTTCGGCATCCCCATCAAGTACAGCGACGCGATCATCAACACCGAGGCGGTCGTCAGCTAGTCGCTGATCGGACCAAGAAAGGATCAACGACATGCTCATCGACAATCAGCAGATGTTCTCGGACGGCCAGACCACCGTGGTCAACGTCACCCCGGTCGCGTCCACCAACGTGCTCGACATGGCGTCCACCGGCTACAGCGGCGGCGTGCCCAACCCCGACACCGGGGTCGCCACCGCCGCCGTCTCCACCAGCTTCCCGGACTACCAGGGCGGCACCCGCCTCCAGCGGTTCGCCAACGGCGAGATGGAGAGCGCGACGATCTACGTCACGGTCACCGGGGTCACCGGCCCCGCCGCGACCCTGACCGTGGCGCTCCAGGGGTGCAACCGCTCCGACTTCGGCGCGGCCATCACCACCATCGAGTCGATCACCACGGCGTCGCTGGCGATCTCGGCCACGGCGGTCTACACGACCTCCATCAACCCGAACTTCCAGCTGCTCGCGTTCCGGTACTACCGCCTGCTGTACACGTGGTCGGCCAACGTGACCGCCTGCTCGATCAGCGCCAGCTGGGTCCTCGACCTCCAGACGGCGAACCCGACGTTCCCGAACGTCTAGTCCCACCCGGAGCAGGGGCCCTGACGCTGGGGCCCCTGCTTCACCCCTTCCGGAGATCACATGTCTCTCTACCTCACGACGATCCCCTGGTTCTACGGTGGGCAGTATTACGCCGCCGACCCCCTCAACCCCCTCGTCATCTCGCACGCGGGCGAGCCGTACCACGGCTGGTACCCGCTCGATCGCGAGGCCGAGGCGGCGCTGCTCGCCATGCACAAGAAGCTCCAGGGCATGGGCGTCACCGTCCCCCCGCCGCACAAGCTGCTCGACGCCTCCCGGGCCAAGCTGCCCGATCCGATCTACGTCGAGGAGGTCAAGGTGGCCGACCCCGACCCCGCGCCCTTCCTGGGCATCAAGCGGGCGACGGAGCCGGGCACCATGCGCGAGGCGCAGGGTCCTGCCCCGGTGAAGCGCCCGTCCGACGTGGAGCCCACGCAGGTCCGCAAGTAGGAGCCGACGATGGCAACGAGTCCCGGACAACTCTGCACGAAGGCGATGTACAGGCTTGGCGTGCGAGAGACGATCGCTGACGCGCTGGATGGCCCGAGCGAGGCCAACCAGATCTGCGCGGCGTTCTACGAGGACACCCGGGACTCGTTGCTGCGATCGGCCAACTGGCCGTTCGCCACTCGGCGGTACATCCCCGGCGCGGCGCTGGCGTACACGCGCAGCGGCTGGAGCAACGCCTACCTGCTCCCCGACGATCTGATCAGGGTACAGTACATCTGGCCGGGCGGGACGAATCAGGTGGGGTTCACCCTACCGCCCGACCTCGCCCGGCTGGGCATCTGGCAGAACCCGCGCACCCCGCGCAAGGACCAGAGGATCCCGTACGCGATCGAGGCCGACACGGCCCCCTCCGACGCGCAGATCCTGCTGACCGACCTGGGCCCCTCCGCAGGGCACAGCCCGGAGATCGTGTACACGTCGAGGATCCTCGACATCTCCAAGTACGACCCCCTCTTCTCCGACGCGCTCACCTGGGCGCTGGCCGACGACATGGCGATGGCGCTCACGATCTCCCCGGAGCGGCACAAGCTGGTGAAGGCGGGGGCGTCCGAGGCTCTGAAACTCGCCCTGGCGATCTGCTACAACGAGGAGGAGGAGGACATCGTCCCCGACGCTGAAGCGATCACCGCGAGGCTCTGATGGCACCGAAGGACATCCGGCAGGTCGCGTTCTCTCAGGGGGAGTACGACCCCCGCCTCTACGGGCGCTCCGACCTCGCGCAGTACGCGCAGGCCCTGCGGCTGTGTCACGGGTGGCTGGTGGACCAGCGTGGGGCGCTGCTCAACCGGCCCGGCACCGTGCTCTGCGGGGCCGTCAAGGACTCGACCTACGCGGTGCGGCTGGAGGCGTTCGACTACTCCCTCAGCAACAACCTCGTGCTGGAGTTCGGCCACCTCTACGTGCGGGTGTGGAAGCAGGGTGTGCTCCAGACGCCGATCAACGGCGGCACCGACGCGCTCGCCACCCCGTACCAGGGTCCGGATCTCTGGAAGCTGAAGTTCGCCCAGTCGGGCGACGAGATCGTCGTGACGCACCCCAGCTACGAGCCCCGGGTTCTGAAGCGCACGGACGCGACGAACCTGACGTGGACGATCGCCAAGGTCAGCACGAAATCCCCGATGGCGATGGGCGGGGTGCCCGCGCTCACCACCGACACCAACTACTTCCCCGTGGTCGACACGCAGCACCCGGGGCGAGCGTGGCGGTGGGTGACTACGTTGGTGGACGTGCAGGGCAACGAGTCGGATCCCAGTTGGGCGTCGGCCAAGGCACCCCCGCTCGCCACCAAGAACAGTGGGATCGTGGCTTGTTACGCTGACCGGACTGCGTGGATCGACTGTACGTTGGCGGGGCTGATCTCGGGGACCGTGTTGATCAACCTGTACAAGGGACGGGCGGGGGTGTACGGATACATCGGGACGATCTCCCCCTCCACCCGCGTGAGGCAGGTTATGGCGGGGGGTTCGGTGGCCTCCGGGCCGTACTTTGAAGACACGGGGATCGCCCCCGACTTCTCAGCAATGCCTCAGTTGCGGAAGGAGATCTTCGTCTCCCCCGCGCCTGCGTGGACGCGGGCCACTCGCTACTCGGTGAGCGATCAGGTGGTCGCCAACAGCAGCGTGTATGAGTGTCTCCAGACCGGGTGGTCGGCAGGGACGGGGTCGGGTCCATCCGGTACGGGGGCTGCGATTGATGATGGGGCGGTGAACGCTTGGGCTCCCAGCACGGCGTACGCGCTGAACGATGAGGTGCTGAACGACGGCGAGGTGTTCTACTGCACGACGGCAGGCACGTCTGCGGCCTCCCCAGCACTGGGTCCGTGGATGACGAGCGGCCTGGTTCCGGTCAACTTCGATGGGACGGCGCAGTGGATGCCGAGGGGCACGGGGATCGGCACGCAGTGGAAGTATCTCTACGCCACCGGCAGCGCGCCCAGCAAGTACCCGTACTGCTGCACCCACTTTGAGCAGCGGCGCATGTTTGGCGGGTCTGATCTCAACCCGTCACGGGTCCTCGCGTCGAGGACCAGCCAGTACGGGAACTTCGTCGCGCAGGGCAACGTCACGCAGGCCACCGATCCGGTGGACTCCACGCTCGCCTCCCTCCAACGCGAGGAGGTCCGTGCGATGGCGTCCATGCGGACGCTGCTCCTCTTCACTAGCCACGGGGTCTGGAACTTCGGCGGAGCCAACGGCGGCCCGCTCGTACCCAACAGCATCGACGCCCACCTTCAGGTCCGGTACGGGATCTCCTGGCTGGATCCGATCATCGTGGGCAACACCGCGCTGTACGTGCAGAGCACCGGGAACGCGATCCGCGATCTCACGTACGCCTACCTCATGCAGAACTACGACGGGGAGGACGTGACGACCATGTCGCGCCACCTGTTCGAGTCCTACCAGATCACCGACTGGGCCTACCAGAAGCTGCCCGATGGCACGGTCTGGTGCATCCGCAGCGATGGGGTGCTGCTGGGGCTGACGTACAACAAGGAGCAGAAGATCAAGGCGTGGCACTGGCACGACACCGGGCCCGGGGACGGGACGCCGCTGGACCTGGGCACCCACAAGTTCGAGAGCGTGTGCTCGATCTTGGAGGGCTCGGAGCATGCGGTCTACGTGACGGTGAACCGGGCGGGGCTCCGGTACGTGGAGCGGTTCGCCACCCGCGTGCTTCCCCGCCTGCCGGATGGTGAGGTGGACGTGTCGCAGGGCACCTTCACCGACGCCTCCAAGGTCTACACGGCGACGGCGGGCCAGACGGTGTTCGCCGGGCTGGGACATCTGGAGGGGCTCGCGGTCTGGGCCCTGGTGAACGGCGGCGTGGCCGGGCCGCTGACGGTCGCTGGTGGGTCGGTCACCCTCCCCGCCGTGGCGGCGGGGCTCCGGGTGGTGATCGGCCTGGAGATCCCCAACGAGTTGGAGACGCTGGACCTGATCATCCCCAACGCCAACGTCCGCTCCAACGTGAAGACGATCAGCCGCGTCAGCATCGAACTGGTGGACTCGCTCGGCCTCCAGATGGCGGCGGCAGACCGCAAGACGTTCTTCTCGCGGGTGGACCGCAGGGTGATCAACAACTACGGGACGCCCACCCCCTTCACCGGGCTCGACCACGTCCGGGTCGCGGACACCTACGACCACGGTGGCCGGGTCGTCATCCGCCAGAACGCGCCGCTCCCTGCAACGATCGTCGGCATCGGGCGCGAGGTGGACATTGGCGGCGACTAACGTCACCCCAGCCTGCAACGACGACGCCGTGAGGCTGGCGTGGGTGATGCGGGCTGATGATCGTAGAGAGATGGCTGCGCTGGAGCAGGGCCCCGAGGAGGCCCTGTTTCTGTGTCTGGCGGAGTCCAGCGAAGCCTGGACCGTCTGGCAGGGCGAAGAGATCATGGCGATGTACGGGGTCCGTGCGCAGGACGGGCTGGTCTGGATGCTTTCCGGGGAGTCGGCGGACAGGTACCCGAAGGCGTTCTACAAGGCCAGCAAGGTGCTGCTGGAGGATCTGAGAGAGCGGCACCCCCGGCTGTGGAATCTGGTAGATTCCCGATACGACAAGGCGGTGCGGTGGCTGCACCGGCTGGGGTTCAGATACCAGTGGCAGCGCGAGATCAACGGCGTGGTGTTCTTCTACATGAAGCTGGGAGTCTGATATGGGCGGTGTGATCTCGGGCGCGTCGGCGGTGGACGCCTATCAGGCCAAAGCGGCGGCAGCGTCCAACAACGCTCGCCGGTCGGATATGATGGCGGGGGACTCCCGCGATCTCGGTCTCACGGGTGCTGCGGACATGAAAGAGCGGGGCGGTCTGATCAAGGCGGCCGGGACTGCTGCCGCCGCCCACGGCAACGTCGTCACCAACGAGGGCTCCCCAGCGTCGGTGCGGGAGAGCACGGCGGCAGTGACGGCCCTCGACGTGGCGAAGATCCGCATGAACGCGGCTCGCGCCGCGCTGGGCTACGAACTCCAGGCTGCGAACTACCGCGACGAGGCGAAGGCCGATCAGACCTCAGCGAAGTGGGCGATGGCCGGTGAGGCGGTGTCCTTCATCTCGTCGGTGGCGTCCTACGGAGCCGCGTCAGGGTCCTTCGACCCGAAGTCGGGGAACGTGGACTCAGGGGGTGGGGCCGCCGGCAACAGCAACGGCCCCGTGGATCCGCTGGTGGACTACAGCCAGCAGTTTCCCAGCGTGGGCTACAGCGGCCCCAAGGACGGGTAAATGGCCCAGCAGCCCGAGAAGACGGAGTCCGAGGTCAAGGTCCAGCCGTTGGGGCTCCCGATGGAGCGCCCTGCGATCGTGGACCGCTCTTCGTTCACGCAGGCGGTGGGGGATGCGGAGAGCCTGACCCGTCAGATCATCGCACACCAGCGGCAGATGACGGCGGAGACCGTGGCCGATGACCGTACGATCGCAGCCGACCGACAGGTCAGCGCCATCGTGGCGCAGTACCGCAGCCGGGCCAAGGGCGAGGCGGCGCAGAACACCAAGCCGGTGCTCGACGCTATGGACGAGGCGATCGAGGAGCAACTCAAGACGATCAAGGACCCGCTGGCGCAGAAGCTGTTCCGAGCCGAGTCCCGGCGACGGATCCTGATCCACGCCCAGCGGGTGGAGGACCATGCCGCCACGGAGTACGCGACCTGGGAGCACGACAGCTACGTGGGGAAGCGGTCGCTGGGCAAGGAGCAGGCGAAGGATGCCGTCCTCCCCACCGAGACGGAGGGCGCGTTCGAGAAGTCGAAGAGTGATCTGGAGGCTGGGATCACCAGCATGGTTCACGAGGACGTGAAGTACCTGATCAAGAAGGGTCACGACCCGGCGGACAAGAGCGGCTTCGTCGCGCAGGCCCTGACCAAGTCGGTCAAGGAGGGCCTCGATGCCTACCTCGACGCCTCCGTGGCGGTCGCCTCCACCACCGGGACGGAAAGCGCGGCGGCGGCGCGCCACGCGCTGAAACTGCTGGAGGGGGATGTCACCGTCTCCGGGAACAAGTTCAACGTGGCGACGACGCTGGGCGCGAAGGATCTCGCGCTGTGGAAGCACAAGCTGGCGGGGATTTCCGACGACGAGGGCGGCAGGGCGTCGGGCATCAACGCCGCCCTCAAGGTGGGTCCGCTCTCGCGCTGGGAGGCGGCAAACCCCGCCGGGTTCGCGGTGCTGGAGGATCAGTACGCCCCCAAGGACGCGAAGGGCGTGCGACATGTGATCCCGGGCAAGGCCAAGGAGTTCGAGCAGGCGAACCTCTCGCTCGCCACCTACAACGCGCGGGAGCAGGTCAAGCTGGCTGCCGAGTACAGCACGTACATCGGCGGGGTGGCCTCCGTGTGGAACGCCACGCGCGACATCACTGCCGTGACCTCCTCCGCTGCGTGGAAACAGATCGCGAGCACCCGGGAGGCGGAGAAGCTGCTCACCTCCTACAAGGAGGCCCTGCTCAAGGACGCGCGGGCCCCGACGCCGTCGAAGCGCACGGATGACGAGTGGTCGGCGCTGTCGGCGTACTACAAGGAGACCGCCGCCGACGCCCCCACGCCCAAGATGTACGACGGCACGCAGGGGATCGGGGAGTTCGAGCAGCAGTACGGGCCTGCTGGCAAGACCCCACTGAACGCTCGCGACTACGCCGACCTCGTCAAGAAGGTGGGTGGCGCGGCGAAGGTCGTGGCCGATCCGCCGTGGGTCAAGGAGAAGCTGCGGGACGCGGAGCAGGAGTTGACCAAGATCGCCACGGGCGGGATGGCGGGCGTCTCGGTCTCGGCGGAGCAGGTCGCTGGCGTCCACAAGGCCAAGGCGGACATCGAGGCCACCCTCCGCGCCGCCGCCAACGCGAGCGGTGGTAAGGACCGTCCGGTCGATGCCGACAAGGTCTACGAGGACGCCATGAAGAAGTGGCGGGACCCGGTGACGATCGGCAAGAGGTTCCTGGGCTTCGTCGATGACACACGCCCGGGGCTGAGGGCGGAGATCGCCAAGCCTGGGACCGTCGCCGGGGAGCGGGCCGGGGCTCCCCCGCCGCCCCCGCCGAAGAAGGTACCAGTGAAGGTCACCGCCCCGGAGATGTCGAAGGAAGAGTACGACAAGGCTCCTCCCGGCACCCCCTACCGGATGCCCGGTAGCGACACCGTCATGTACAAGAAGTAGGAGATCACGATGCCGTATGGGCAGGACGACCAGACCCCTCCGAAGGGCGGCTACGGGCAGGACGCCACCACGCCCCCGAAGGGCGGCTACGGGCAGGACGCCACCACGTCCCCGCAGGTTCCCTCCAGCTACGGGCGGGACACGCAGGTTCCGATGTCCCCGGCGCAGGACCCGACGCTGTACACGGGCCCGATGGATAAGGTGATCCCTGGGTTTTCCCAGGACATGTTCCGGTACTCCAACGACAAGTCCCTGCACGAGCAGTACATCAAGTGGGCGGCGTCTCGTCCGCAGGCCAAGCTGGGGGAGACGAGCGAGGTCGGTTCGTGGCTGGCGATCACTGGCGGGGCGGTGGACTTCGACGCGATCGCCCAGAACCTGCCGAAGTACCGGGAGATGGCGGGTCAGTTTGACTGGGAGGGGGCCAAGAAGCAGCACCCGGAGTTCGCCGGATACATCCGCGAGAACCCGACGATCCCGCTCACCAACACGGGCGCGCTGAAGGGCGCGCAGTTCTGGCTGACGGGGCTCCCCAACTACGGTGACGACCCGGGCGTGGACCCGTACCCGTACGCGCTGGCGAAGAAGGTGATCACCAGCGACATCCCGGAGATGTGGCACAAGACGGGACAGATCCTCAACGAGGGTGCGGCGGGCCTGCTGGACCTGCTCCCTGCCGATCGGGAGGGCAGCCCTGTGGCGCGGTGGTACCACGGCGGCGCAGCGGCGGAGGAGCGATCGGCGAAGGCCGCGGCGGAGCGCGGAAGCCTTGATCAGATCGGCCCTGTCGAGGGGCAGAAGACGCTGTACGCGGCGAAGGCCACCAAGATGGCGGTGGAGTTCATCCCAATGGCGCTGGCGGCGTACGCGGGCGGCGAGGTCGCTGCCCTGTCGAAGGCGAGGGCCCTCACCGGGGTGGCGGAGGCTGGGCTGGTTGGGGAGGCGGCCACCGTGGCGAAGGCCGGGGCGCTCACCACGCCCGAGGCGATCCAGCTGCTGTCGGCGGCGCACCTCCGAGGTGTGACGATCGCCAACTCGGTGTATCTGCTTCCCGGTCTGTACGATCGGGCCAAGGAGGCGTCGGGCGGGAACGCACTGCTGGCGCTTCCCCTGGCGGCGGGTGAGGCGGCGCTGGGCGGCAAGCTGATGTCGGTGGGGCTGGCCGACGTGTTCGGCACGCGACCTCTCGCGGCGCTAGGGCTGGCGGAGAAGCAGGTCTTCACCGGGGCGTTGAAGGCTGACAGCCTTCGGGGCATCGCGGGGCGGGGCGTGGCGCGGCTGGGGACTGACTGGCTCTACGGCAAGGCCACGATGGCGGCGCAGAACGGCTTCAACGAGGCCGCTGATCAGCTGGTGGAGTTGAGCCTCACCGGCAAGACCCCCGACGCGGACGCCCTGGCGTCTACGATCAGGTCGGGCTGGTCGGACGCCAACTACATGGGTCCGATCTTCGTGTTCGGCGTCGGTCGGCGCTTCGTGGAGGAGCACGGGCGCTACGCGCGTGCCATCGAGACCGGCAAGCGGCTGAAGGCGATGGGGGACTTCTACGAGGCGGACAAGCTGGCGGTGGAGAACCCCACGCTGTACGCCCAGATGATCAAGACGACCTCCAAGGAGGTCGGTGGCGCGCGCTACCTCTTCCTCGACCGGGCGCTGGCGGAGGAGCACGCCAAGGCGCAGGGGGCCAGCCTCCGAGACATCGTGGCGGCTGCGATGGGCGACGGCGGGGTGTTCTACGATCGCCAGGTGCGGCGCGGCCTGACGGACCTCTACATCCCCATCGAGCACGCTGGCAAGATCGGCGCGTCGGCCAACTTCTCGGAACTGATCCGCATGGAGGGCCGGTTCGACCAGCGGGACCTGTCGCTGGGCGAGGTGCGGCGTCGGGCGGAGGCCAGCACGCAGGAGGCCGGGCGGATCCTCAAGGGCGGTCTCAAGGGGTTCACGCCCGAGGAGAAGCTGATCTACCAGCGTCACCTGGAGTGGCTGGGCGGCGACGACTCGGGGAAGGCGGGGGTGCGCCCGGGGGAGTCCAACGACGCGAAGGCCAGGGCCGTCCTCTTCTCCGTGAAGGCGATCCACGGCGGTGCGAAGGACCTCACGATGAAGGAGGTCTACGAACACTCCTTCGGCCCGGGTGGCGCGTACACCGAGGCGGGTCGGGCCTCGCTGGAGGAGCGCGTCACCGCGCACCACAACAGCCTGACCCCCGACCAGCGCATGCGGTCGTACTACTACGACCCCAACACCGGGCTCTACAACGAGCGTGGGTACGGGGTGCGCCGCAAGCAGCTGCTCGATCAGGGCGTCAAGTTCATCGAGGGCGACATCGCCACCGAGGGCGCGAAGTGGGTCAACGACCTCGCAGCCAGCGGGCATGACACCGGGGACTTCCTGTACCGGGCGCAGGGCGTGGCGCTCCACCGTGCGGCCAAGGAACTGGGGATCGAGATCGGCAAGGTGGGGGGCGACTTCCGCGCCATCCTTCCCGATCACGACGGCAAGGGCCAGGAGCGTCTGGCCCAGCTGCTGGCCCGCGCGCAGGAGATCACCGCCGCCAAGGGGTTCTCCCTCACCGGGGCGGCGTCGGAGTCCATCAGCAAGGCGCAGGCAGAGCATCTCGCCGCTCGCAAGGCGGCAGAGAACGCAGGCACCAGGGCCAAGCCCCGCACCTACGGGCCGGATGGCAAGCTGCTGGAGGTGCCGCCGGAAAAGCCGCGCGGCGTCGTGGAGACCGACCCGAAGAAGATCGCCTTCCCGGAGGACAAGGTCGATCAGCCCATCCACCCCGACCTGGAGAAGGCGTACGGGGCCCTCCCGGCGGGCGAGGCCCTGAAGGCGTACTACGACCCCATGACGGGGCTGCTCTCCTCCGCTGGGCTGGCTGCGTCCCTCAAGCCGGGGGAACACGTCTGGTCTGGCGACCTTCGTGATCTCGCGGCGATGAACGCGGCGAGCAAGGGACTGGCGGACAACGCGATCAAGATGACGGGGGCCATCGTCGAAGCCGTCACGGGCGACATGATCAGCGCGTCGCATCCACACGGCGACGAGTTCCTCGGATCCCATCGAGATTTGGAGACGTTGAAGGCGGTGGACGAGGAAATCAAGCAGCGTGCGGCCACCGCCGTGGTGGTGTACCATGACGTGGAAGCCGGGAAGATTTACATGCTCAAGGGCATGGGCTTCGCGTCGGGGATCGGTGAGAACAGCAGCGCCGCAGAGGCCGCGCTCCAGGCGTTCAAGAAGACGGAAGACGGGAAGAAGGGGCTCCATGAAAAGGGATCAGCCGCAGGACGAATCACCGTCCGTGATGCAACAGATGCTGAGCAGAGCGCAGCAAGGGAAGCTGCAACCCGGCGAGATGAGTCTGCACGGGGAAGTGGTGTGGACGCCGGGCATGACGGACGTGGAGATGCGGCGGAGGGTGAAGGACGTGATCAGCCGCAACCCGCTGAAGTCCTCGCCACCGCCGACCGAGCCACCCGGAAAGCCGTAGCCGACAGCGGCGTCCTCAACCTGTCGGACGCCGTCGCGGAGCACGCCAAGTCCCCGGAGGAGAAGGCGGCGCTCAAGGAGACGCGGCAGCAGGCGTTGCAGGAGGCTCACGAGAGCCTCCTTCGCGCGATCAAGGCCAAGGACCGCCGCTTCCTCACCAAGGAGAAGGAGCGGATCACGGCTGAGGTGCGCGAGGAGTTGAAGCAGAGCCCCGTCTACAACCTCCTCCACTTCGTCACGCACGGCGAGACGCTCGACGGGTCGGAGGAACGCAAGATCCTCTTCACCCGTGCGGACGGCAAGCCTGCCCGCATGCTGGAGTCGGAGATCGAGGCGTACGGCGGCAAGGAGATGGTGGAGCGCATCCGCTCCGTCAATCGCGATCTCCTCACCAAGAGCGAGGACAAGTCCCTCCCGCTGGACGACTGGTCGCGTGAGTTTGGCTTCCAGAAGAAGCAGTCGGAGACCGCCAACGGGATCGAGATGATGCTCTCCCGCCTGGGCAACGCCCTGCCGGAAGGGGAGCACATCACTCGGGAGCGGGACGCTAGGCTCCAGAGCGCGTACAACAACGACCTGATCCAGAATCCCACTGCCCTGGCGGCGGCGGCGCTGGACGGGGTTCACACCTCCAAGACCACGCTGGCGATCACCAAGATGCTGCGGGTGCTATCGCAGAACCTCGACTACCGCCGTCAGCTGCGGTCGAACATGACCCCCGAGATGTGGAGGGCGCAGGCTCAGGAGATCCTGGCTGGGGGCACCATCAAGGAGATCAAGCCCGAGGCGTTCGCCAAGAGCGCGGGGGACTACGCCCGGCAGGCCCAGGAGGCTCTGGCCGCTGGCAAGATCGACAAGGCGTGGGACCTGCTCGACAAGGCGGCGCTCCAGCACTGGCTGTACCGCGAGTCCCGGGTCGTCTCCAAGACGGTGGCGGAGCGGTGGGAGAGCATCAAGCGGGAGGTCAACTCCGACGAGTGGCGTGGGGCGCTGGGCAAGGTCCACAAGTCGCTGCAAGACCTGCACGATTCCATCCTGGCGGCGATCGGTATGCGGGAGGGCGCGCAGCCCGACCCCGCGAAGATCGACGCCTTCCTGGCGGTGGTCAACCACCCCGACAACGGGTGGGGCTCGCACCTCGCCCCGCTGTGGGCGAAGGACATCCCGGAGAAGGGCCCTGACGGCAAGGAGATCCCGCGCTCCCCCGACGCGCCGAAGATGGCGGTCGATCGACTCAGGGAGATTCTCTCCCGCACGACCTCGTTCGAGGATCTGACCCCGCAGGACGCGAAGTTCGTCTACGACGCGATCAAGAACATCCAGCACATCGCCAAGAAGGCGAACGAGCGGCGCATCCTGGATCAGCGCCGCAGCGCGGACGAGATCGTCGCCGCCGCCGTCGAGCACATGTCGGGCCAGCCCACCCCCGACGTGAAGCTGGACAAGGACGGCAACCCGATCCCGCTGCCCTTCGTCGCGGTGGACAAGACCCAGGAGTCCAAGTGGGCGTCGGCGCGACGCTTCATGGAGGCCCGGGACGCCAACTGGTCCGAGATCCGCGTTCTCCTCAAGCAGATGGGGGTGGCGGAGCCGATCTTCGACAACTTCGTCCAGGCGCGCACGACGTTCGAGAACCTCCAGAAGACGATCTACGCCGACTACAAGGCCCTGTGGGATGACAACGCGGCCCAGAAGGATCGCTTCAAGGTCCTGCCGGGGCTGGCGGAGGATCTCGGTCTCGCCACCAAGGACAACCTGGGCGTCAACGGCAGGTACAGCACCCCGCTGACCAAGAACTACCTGCTGACCATGCTCAAGTGGATGGGCACGGAGACCGGGCGCAAGAAGCTGCTCACTTCCATGCACCTGACGGAGCATGACGTGCTGAAGGCGGCGGGTAAGTACCTGACCCGGGCGGACCTGGAGCACATCCAGAAAGAGCACGAGATCTCGGAGAAGAAGCTGCTCCCGCTGGAGCAGGAGGTCCACATGAAGCGGTACGGGCTGGAGTTGGAGCCTGCCAAGCTGATGGGGTACGCGATCAAGTTCGCTGACGGCACGGAGACATCCTACCGGGGCGGCTACTGGCCCGTGAAGTGGGATCTCTCCAACGATCAGTCGGCCAACCAACGCATGGCGGCTCGCCTTGGGACGGACGCCGCCGGTCGTCCGCAGACCCCGCGCGGGTTCTTGGAGTCGCGGACCAACTACGTGGGTCGCGCCCCCGATCTCAACTGGGCCAACTACCCCCAGCACATCCGGGAGGTGCTGCACGACTACGCCTTCGGGGACTTCGTGCAGGAGGCTGGGCGCGTCCTGCTGAACGGCACGTTCAAGCAGGCGGTGGCGGACTATCTCTCTCCCGAGAAGGCCAAGCAGCCGTACGCCTGGCTCCAGCGCGTGGCGCTGGACGCTGCGGACTCGATCCCGTCGCACCTCCAAGAACAGTCGAAGTGGGCCCGGTGGGCGCGCAGCGGGATCGCGTACTCCGCGATCGGCTACAACGGTGCTGTGGCGATGGCGCACCTGTGGCACCCGCTGGCGGTCGGTGCCATGCGGGATGGGTGGGGCGCGGTCCACGCCCTCCCGGCGATGCAGGAGGTGCTGGCCGGGGCCTTCGACCGGATGCTGTCGGGCCTCCCCAACGAGGCGGTGCTCAGGGCGCACTCCAACTCCCCGGTCGAGTTGGAGCATCGCCGCAGCACGGTCGAGTCGGACATGCGGCGGTGGTACGACGATCTCATGCAGAAGCACCCGGGCGCGGTGGGCAAGACCGCCGACTTCTTCCGCTCCCACGCCTTCGACCACATCCGGATCATGGACGAGATGATGTCGGCCACGATCTTTAACATGACGTACGACCGTGCGATCCTGCACATGCCCAAGGAGGCGGCGCAGAAGAAGGCGGACGAGGCGGTGCGCTCCTCCATGCCGACGCACGATCCGAAGGAGATGGCGGCGCTGCTGGCGGACAAGGGCTGGCTGGGCATGAACATCATGTTCCACGGCTACTACTCCAAGCTGTTCCAGATGGCGCGCGAGGAGGGGGCGGAGCGGGTCCTCAACGCCCGGGAACAGTCGGCCTTCCAGAAGGGCGTCAGCGGGATCGAGTACGGGGCCCGGATGCTGGCGATGCAGACCTTCGGCGTGGTGATGGGCAAGCTGATGCTGGGCCACGGCAAGGAGCACGACGAGGACTGGAGCACGTGGCTCCTCCGCAACGAGATGGCGGCTCCGTTCGCCATGCTCCCGGGTTGGGGCAGCGGCGGTGCGGCGGCTGCGGACCTCGCCGTCACGGGCAAGATGAAGAGTTCCAGCCTCCTCCAGTCCCCCAGCTACGCGCTGGCGGAGGCGGGGTACCGGGCCGTCCGCACCGCCATGTCCAATCGCAAGACGGGGGACGAGAAGCTGAAGTACCTGCTGAACACCCTGCTCATGGCGGGGTCCCTCCCCGCCAACTCCCCGCTACGCGCGATCAAGTACGAGACCGATCTGTTCAACAACCCGGACAGCGTCCATAACCGGGGGATTTTCGACAACGCCAGTGGCTGGCTGTACGGGGACCGGGGGGCCAAGCAGCCTGCCACCCCGCTCACGATGGCGCAGGACGCCGTCTCCGGGGACTGATACACTACCGCTAACCAGAGGATCCGATGACCGTTCTGACGAGTGCCAGCAGCGTGACCTACGGCCCGGTGGCGAGCACCGGGCCGTTCACGATCCCGTTCCCCTTCCTGTCCACCGCCGATCTGGTGGTCACTCTCAACGGCGCGGTCAAGCTGCTGGGGGTGGACTACACGATCGCTGGGACGGTGGTTACCGCCGTCAACCCGATGACCGGCACGCTGATCATCGCCAGGGCCACGGTGCGCCAGCAGCCCATCAGCTTCCCCCTGGCCGGGACCTTCGACCCCACCGTGCTGGAGACGGCCCTCGACCGGCTGGAACTCCAGATCCAAGACGAGGTGACGTCGCGCGCAGCTGCGGACACCACGCTCCAGGGATCGATCCTCTCGCCCTTCGCGGACGTGGGGCTGGCCTCCTTCAAGACGACCGGCACCTCCGCCTCCCGCACTCTGGCGGCGCGCGGGGCCAGCGTCTTCGACGTGACCGACTTCGGCGCGGTGGGCGACGGGACGACCGACTGCTCCCCCGCCATCCAGTCTGCGATCAACGCGATGGTGGCGAACGGGGGCGGGACGGTCTACTTCCCCCGGGGCAAGTACCGCTGCGCCACGATGGGGACCACTGCGGGTGGGTCCTGGGCCTGCTTCCAGGGCTACTTCACCACCCCCAACACCACGCCCGTGGCGTTCATCGGGGAGGACGGGGCGGAGGTCTGGTACGACGTGACGGGCCGGAAGGGGGCGGTCTCCAGCCAACTCTTCGCCCTCGGCTCTGACTACTCGGCCAGCGGCTACACCATCGCGCAGAAGATCGCGCAGACCCGCTGGTACCTCCAGGGTCTCACGATCCGGGGCCTGACCTTCCGGGGCTGGCGTGGGCAGAACCACACCGACATCGAGTTGTCGCAGGCCAACCAGATGCTGTACCTCGATCTCACCGAGAACGTGGAGATCACGGACTGTCGGTTCTTCGACACGGTGGGTGGGTCCTGCTTCTACAACCTCACCCGCCGGTTCAACTTCCACCACAACCAGCACCGGAACGTGAACGCCGGGGTCCAGGGCACCTGCTCCCAGTGGGTGCGGATCAGCGACAACTCGTTCGAGTGCCCGTTCAAGTGCGACGACCAGATCGGCATCTTCGGCACCTACGCCGGGAGCGACGCCGACCCCTACCGCTCCCGCAACGTCGTGATCCAGAACAACATCATCGACAAGAAGTTCGACGGCTACAAGCTACAGGAGTCGGGCACCAACCGTGGCTGGGGGCGCGGGATCATCTCCCAGGGCTCGGACGAGGTGGAGATCGTCGGCAACGTCGTCGTCAACAACAACTCCGCCAGCGCCCTGGATCACCCGGCCAACCCCACGGTCGTCCCCTCGGGCGGGATGGGTGCGATCGTTCTGGAGAACTACCAGAACACCACCGACCGGAACATCCTGATCTCCAACAACGTCCTGCGCAACTGCGGCTGGGGCATCAAGGTGGGCGGCCCGACCCAGAACCTGCGCATCTCGAACAATCTGATCGAGGGCATGGAGTTCTTCGCTATCCAGGGCGGGCTCAATCAGGTCCAGACCGCTGCGGCTGGCATCGGGATGGTGATCGAGGGGAACACCATCAACGACTGTGGGCGGTCCACGGACCCCACCGCCGGGCTCAACTGCTTCGCCATCCGCACCTACAGCCTCACCAACAGCGCGATCCGCAACAACCGGGTGCTGCGCTGCAAGGCCCCCTGGATCGTGGACCTCCAGTCGGAGACCACGGGCAGCGTCTACTTCACGCAGGACGGGGTGACCATCGCGGACAACGAGGTGATCTGCGACCCCGCCGACACCTCCGTGGCCTTCCCCAACTCCGGGCTGGTGCGCACCGCCTTCACGGAGAACCTCCGGGTCCTGCGCAACCGGCTCCGTGGGCGCTGGGGCATCGGGGTGAACCTCAACAACCGGGGCTCGATCACGGAAGTCTCCGACAACTGGGTCGAGGACCACGCCACGATCAGCGACACGGCGGGCTTCGACTTCACCAGCGTCTCCACCTACGCGGGACACACCGGGGCGGTGGTGATCTCCACCGGCAACTGGATCCGCACCTACGGCAACGCCTGGGACGGGGTCAGGCTCAAACGGTCGACCCCGCGTGGCATCGGCACCCCCACCTCGGCGGGCGGCTGGAGCGCGTACGAGGAGGCGAAGATGGGCCCGGAGTTCCTCCAGTACAACTCCGGTGCGATCCCCACCGCCATCGCCGCGTACCGGGGGCTCGGGATCCAGGTCCCCGGCGGGGCGGGCGTGGCCGACTACTACATGCTGGGCCACAAGAACGCCGCCGACACCTACGAGTGGAGGGCGATCCTCTGCCAGCTGGCCGCCGGGGCGCAGGCGGTCACCGGGGCCAAGGCCGGGAACGCGGCCCTCACCAGCCTGCTCACCAAGCTGGCGAACCTCGGCATCATCTCCGACACCACCACTTAGGTGATCACATGAGACTCCTCGCTCTCCTACTGCTCCTCCCCGGCCTCGCCCTCGCGCAGGGCCTCGCCTACGCCTCGCCCAAGGCCCTGAGCCCTCAGCCCCAGAGCGGCCCGGTGCTGGTGGAGGATGCGGGCACGGTCGTCCACGTCTACTGGAACGGGACGGCCCTGGTGGACACCAAGGGCACCGCCTGGACGATGACCGGCACCGTGCCGATGGTGGCGCGGGCCAAGAACCGACCGGCGGGGGCCGGGCCCTACTCGGTGGCGAACTTCTACACGACCACCAACATCGCGGATCCGTTCGACTTCGTCGCCAACTACACCTGCACGATCATCTTCACCCCCACCACCGTGGCGGGGAACCAAGTGCTGATCAACTCAGGGCTGGCGGGTACCAGCGGGTTCTACATCCAGATCACCGCCGGGGTGATGTGGCATGGGGTGAGCGTCCCCACGGCGAACAGCGCCCAGGCCCCGCTGCCGGTGGCCGGCTTCCGGACGGTGGCCTCCTTCGGGAGGGACAACACCAACGCCTACATCAAGGTCAACAACACCCTGACCGGCAAACTGGCGAGCGCCCTGGCCGTCTCCACCTCGGGCGTGACCACAAGCCTGGGTCGGTACTCAGGCGGAGCGCAGGACTTCTCCGGAACGATCCACGAACTCCTCTGCTCCACCACCACCTGGGACGAATCTCTCGTCTCCAACACGCAGCGCCGCGCGCTGAACATGCGCTGAAAGGATCGCCATGAAGACGCTACTGATCGCCCTGCTTCTCGGACTCTCCACCCCGGCGTACGCGGCCTGTGTCTGGACCGCGCCCACCACCTTCGGGGCTCAGGGGGCCTGCGACACCACCCCCGTCGCCCCCACCGTCAACGACGGGCTCCAGCTGGAGGCCCAGGTCTTCGGCCCCTCCTCCGTGAAGGCGATCGCAGTGGTGGTCGAGACGGCGGGCACCATGACCGCCGGCGGGGTGCTCCAGGCCTACGTCAAGAACCCGATCAGCGGCACCTGGGTGCGCGTGGCCGATGGCTCGCTGGACCTCGTGGTCAGCGCCGTGGCCTCCCAGGCGTTCACCGCGATCTACGTCCCGGTCCCCCGTGGCCGCATCGCCTACGTGGCGAGCGGTGTGGGCGTGGCCTGCACGATCTACCTTAACCCCGCGTACTGACATGCCAGCAGAGTCAGACATCGCGCAGCACCTGTTGGTGTTTGGAGGTATGACCGTGGCGTTGCTAGGAGGGGCCCTGGGCATCTTGAAGGGGTGGGGCACGGTCATCGACCAGATGAAGGCGATCGTGCGCGAGCACGAGACCCGGGAGCGGGCGTGGGCGGAGGAGGGGGAGGCTCACGCCGCCAACTTCCGCGCTGAGGTGCTGGAGCGGCTGGAGCGCGTCGAGGTGGAGGTCCAGCAGGTACGCGAGCACCTGATCTCTGACGGGCGGATCCCGCTCGCCACCACCCCTCCCGGCTGGCCCCTCAAGCCATGAACTACAACGCGGTGGTGGATCGGCTGAAGGGCGACGAGGGGTGGAGCGCCACGCCCTACAAGGACAGCCTGGGCGTCTGGACGATCGGCTACGGGACCAACATCACCAAGATCTCGGAGGAGGAGGGGCTGCTGCTCCTCCACTCCCGGCTCCTGGGGGCGGAGGCCGATCTGGAGGCCAACCTCCCGTGGGTCAAGGATCTGGACGATGCGCGGGCTGGGGTGCTGCTCAACATGTGCTACAACATGGGGATCGGTACGCTGCTCACGTTCACCAAGACCCTGGCTGCGGTGCAGCGGGGGGATTGGGCGGCGGCAAAGGTGGGGATGCTGGGCTCGCTCTGGGCTCAGCAGGTAGGGCCGCGCGCCACTCGGCTCGCGGAAATCATGCTGACTGGCAAGGAGATCTGAACATGGGAACGATCATTTCGAGCATCGACTGGAGCCCAATCCTGGGTCTCCTCGTCACCCTGGTGGGCGGGCTGCTCACCTACCTCGCGAACTCGATCAAGAACCGGAACGCCGCAGCCACCGCCCAGTCCAAGGCGGAGGCTGCCGCCCTCAAGCTGGCCGCCATCGGGGCGAGCCTGCTCCAGAAGGCGTGGAATGACCTGGGCCCCAAGATCCAGGCGGCCCTGGTCGACGGCTCGATGACCGCCGACGAGCGTGCGTCGATCGAGGACAGCGTCAAGGCGATGCTCAAGGACGTGACCGACGAGGCCACGCTGAAGGAGATCGGGGACGCCCTCGGCCTTCCGCTCCCGGGCATCATCGCCAAGATCGCGGCCAGCCTCATCGCGACGTGGACCCAGGCGCATGACCCTCTGGTCACCTCGCAGAGCAAGCTGACCTACCCGGTCAGCACCGAGAAGGACCTCGCCGGTCCTGACTACCAGCCGGGCTAGGCCCGTCGCAGTCTGGAGAGGGGGTGACGGGCATGGCGAGCAAGAAGAAGGGCGGTAAGAAGGGCGGGAAGGGCTGCTAGCCTAGGCGGAATCCGGCCACCGCTGGGGTCTCCGGGCCCCAATCTCCAGGCCCCTGTCGCTGCCCGGGGGTATGGCCGGAAGGCAGCGGCCCCCATCCCTTTGCAGGGATGGGGGCCTTTCTATTACGACAGCATGATCAAGCCGTGCTGCTCCAGCTGATCTGCGAACAGCCTGAGCAGCTTGACCGACAACTCCACGTTTCGCACGTTGCCCTTGATGACCACCGGGATCTGACCCTTCGTCAGCTCGTGGTTGATCGTGATGACGAGACACCGCACGTCGGGGAAGTGAGCCGACAGCTGCGTCACCGTCTGCTCCGCGATCAACTTCAACTCCGCTTCGGTCTTCACTTGGTCTTCTCCTTGGGCGGGGGCGGAACCTTCACCCCCAGGTTCGGGGTCTCGTACACGGCCACGTTGAGCGCAGGGGCACGGAGCATGACGCAGGCGTCGTTGGGCCTGGCCTCCAGCGCGTCCAGCCGCTTGAGCAGGGCGCTCAGGTCTGGGGGCTGAGGCTTCGGCGGGCCTCGGTCGGCCCCCAGTGCTGCGGCGACGAGCAGCGCCATCACCATCGCCGTGATCACTAAAACGCCTCGCAGCATCACTCCTCCCCCCGCCCCAGCACAGCGCGGGCGTCAGACTTCGGCAAGGCGGTGGCCTGGAGGGGCACGAGGGCGCGGATGCACAGCAGTGTGCCGGTGTTGACTGACTGGCCCATGTAGTCGGCCTCCAGCTTCCGCTCCGCTGCGGCGATCCCGGCCTGGAAGCCCGTGGTGAAATCGGACAACTCCGCGGACAGCCCCAGCGGGTCGTTCAGCGCCACGCGGAGGCGTGCGCGGAGGTCGTCGGCGCAAACTCGGAGGTGATGGGCTGCGTGGTTGTCCTGACCGCGGGCCTGATTGCGCCACTTCTGCATCAACGCCCATAACGACTGCACTAACGCCACTGATCCGTGTTCGTTCATTGTCGTATCCCAAAGAAGATCCACGCCAGATTCGCCACCGCAAGTTCGACAGAAACGCTTGCTCACGGCTTGCTCTCCTTGGGCGCGAGGCCCGACAACCGCTTCTCCAACGACTCGTTCTGCGCGCCCCAGGCAGCGTCCCAGGTAGCGGCCCAGGTAGCGTCCCTGGCAGCGGCCCTGGCAGCGTCCCAGGCAGCGGCCCTGGCAGCGTCCCAGGCAGCGCCCCAGGCAGCGGCCCAGGTAGCGTCCCTGGCAGCGGCCCAGGCGGCGTCCCAGGCAACGGCCCTGGCAGCGTCCCTGGCAGCGTCCCTGGCAGCGTCCCTGGCAGCGGCCCAGGCGGCGTCCCTGGCAACGGCCAACTCGTCCACCGTCGCCCTGCCCTCGGCGTAGAGCCGGGCCACGCGGATCGCGTTCAGGCTCCGCTCGTCGGTATGGTTCGCCACGCGGCCCGCCTCCTCGGCGCAGTCGCACGCGAACAGGCGCAGGGCACGGTCAGCGTCGGCCATCCAGAGCACGCGGCGGTTCCGGCCTGCGATCTTGTCCGCCTCCTCCTTCACACCGCCCCAAACTTCGACGCGGCAGACCATCGCGCCTGGGGCGTACTGGAGCGCGTTCAGGGGGCGCACGCTGGCGTGGAGCCCGGACCGGCAGGCGACGATCTCGCCCTCGACGGAGAGGGTCTCACCGACCGTGACCACTCGCCCGTCGCCGTGGGGCAGACGGACCACTCCGTCAGCATCGGGGGCGCAGAACCACCACGCCAGGATCTTCTTCGGGTCGCGCTTCGTGGACTTCGTGGACTTCTTCTTGGTGGTCTTCACTTGCTCTCCTTGGGGGCGGACCGGTGCCGCCAGGGCGGCGCGCTCCTGGCACCAGGACTCGCCCTCGTCGTTGCCCAAGATCGGCTGCTGGAGTGCCTTGTCGAGCGCCCTGGCAGCGGCTTCGATTCGTTCGGAGCGGGTCATGGGGTCTCCTTCAGCACCGCGTGATCGTGGAGGTGGGCGACGTACTCGCCCTGCTTCACCGGCACTTGGCACTCCTGGCAGAAGACCAGGGAGTTGGGGCGGTGGGTGTGGTACTGCCACTCCCCCAACCCGGTGTAGAGGGTGACGATCTTTCCCTCGGGCACCCCGGCCCGCTCGATGTCGCTGGCGAGTTCCACCAGCACTCCGTACCGCTCCGACGTGCAGATGTCCCTGAGTAGCTTGCTCATGCGCTGACCCTCCGGTAGTGGCGGCACCACCCGCTGTGGTGGCCGACCTGATTACAGCAGATGCAGGGTCCGTCCAGATCTTCTTGACCCCGCTGGGGATGTACTACCGGGGAGCCCGGCCCCGGTGCCGCTCACACTGATCGTGCTTCAGGACCCTGGCCTTGCAGCCCGGGGCCGTGCAGGTCTTGCTCACTTGCGACCTCCCGTGTACTCCTTCAAGGCAGCGAGCAGAGCCCTCTGGGTACGATCCTTCTTGTTGAGCATCTTGAGAATCACCTCGTCGATCGTATTCTTGGCGATGATGTGGTGGACCACCACCCGCTCCTTCTGGCCCTGCCGCCAGACCCGCCGGATGAACTGCTCGTAGTTCTCCAGATCCCAGGTGAGGGAGTGCCAGATGACGGCGGCTCCCGTGCCCTGGAGGTTGAGCCCGTGGGCCACGGACTGAGGCTGGGCGAGCAGGATGGGGATCTTCCCCAGGTTCCAGTCCCGCTCGATCTGTGCGAACCGGGCGGGGCTGACCCCACCCCCGATGTAGGGCACGTCCCCGAACCGCTCTTGCAGCCGCACCCGATCGTGGTCGTACTCGTACGCGATCAGACAGGGCTTGCCCTGCAACTCCTCCACGATCTCCTCGACGGCGTCGATCTTCTCGGTGTGGATGTGGGTGGTGTCCCGCTTGTCGCCGTTGGCGATGTACGCCCCACCATTGGCGATCTGCCTGCACTTCCCCGTTGCGGCGGCGGCGTTGGCGGCCACCACCGTGTCGGTCTCCAACTCCGCGATCATCACGTTCTCCATGTCCCGGTAGACCTTCATCACCGGGGGCGGGAGCGTGACCTCGACCTTGTTGTAGACCAGTTCCGGCAGGTCGAGGTAGTCGTCGGCGCTCATGCGGATCACGAGTGGGCGCAGCTTGTCGTAGATCGCCTCCTCCGCCCCCTTGCGGGGCACCCAGGTATAGCCGCCGAACCCCACCTGATCGAAGTAGTTGATCCGGTAGTGAGTGATGTACTGGCCCAGCGAGTGCCCCAGGTCCAGCAGGTACACCTGACCGAAGAGGTCCAGCAGCCCGTTGGGGGCCGGGGTCCCGGTCAGGATGTACCGCCGCGTGAAGCGCCCCAGCATCTTCTTCAGCGTCTTGAACCGCTTGGTGTTGGTGTGCTTGAAGCGGGTGCTCTCGTCCACCACCAGCATCTCCGGCAGGTCGATCTTGGCCGACGCCATCCACAGCCACTCCAGACCCTCCGGATTGATCACAGCCACGTCGTAGTCGGAGCAGAGGGCCTTGGCCTTGTCGGGACCGTGGAGGATCACCACCTTCAGATCCCCGAAGTCCTCCCACTTCTCCGCCTCTCCCGGCCACGTCGAGTAGGCTGGGCGGAGGGGTGCAACCACCAGCATGCGCTCCACCAGCCCCTGGTCCTTCAAGGTCTTGAAGATCGCATACATGGTGGAGGTCTTGCCCAGGCCCGGGTCAGCGAAGAATCCGGCGCATGCCTGGGACACGCCGAACTTGATCATCTTCTTCTGGTACGGGTGCGGCGTGTACGGCTGACTCATGTGAACCATCCTGCGAGGTATGCCTTCCCCTCGCCCGCGGTGTCGAACACCTTGACCGTGAAGCCCAGTGCGCGGAGGGCACTGTGCCTCGCCTCTTGGATCTCTGTCACCCCGGAGAGGCGACCTTCAGCCTTCCACTCGATGAACAGGGTGGAGGGCTTGCCGCCGACGTTCCCCAGAAACATCCGATCGGGCCAACCGGCGGCACCGTACATCCCCAGGGTGCTAAGCTTGATACTGATCACCCTGGGGAGGTACTGCTTGCGCCAGCGCTCGACGGACGTGTCGATCGCCTTTTCTTTCATGGCTAGAACTTGCAGGGACCACCCTTGGTCTTGCTGAAGGGGCACCACCGGCACTTGTCGCTGGGTTTGGGGGCGAAGACCGTGTCCCCGAAGAGGGGCTTCAGCTTCTTCTCCCACTTGGCCTTGAGGGCGGGCAACTCCTTGCGGAAGATCGACCCTCGCTCCACCACGTTGTCCTTCGGCGCGTCGAGGAAGACCAGCTTGGGCTGGACCCTGTTGACCTGGGGCCGGGCGCAGAGCGTTGCGATCCCGTAGACCTCCAGCTGGTCGTCGTACTTCTCGTCGGCGCGGACCTCCAGCGTGCGCTTGTCGATCCCTCCCGACTTCCAGTCGATGACCTCCGCCCCGTCGCCCTCGATCGTCAGCGCGTCCACGTTGGCTCGGAGCCACGCGCCCTTGGTGAACTTGCCGGTCGGCTTCCACCCCGCCGTGAAGACGAAGTTGACCTCCACGATCGGCGTCTTCTTCTTGAGGGCGGTGATAAACTTCTTGACGTGCTTGAGATCGGGATCCAGCTTCTTGCCGGTGAGGATGTGGACCTCGATCTCCTTGTGGAGTCGCGTCCCACGGAGGATGGGATCCGGGGTCTCCTCCACGGCGTGGCACTTGGCGCAGATCTGGGGCTCACCCCACGGGCCCGTCAGCTGGCCCTGGAAGCAGTGGGGGCACAGCTTCTCCAGGGCCTCCAGCTTGAACCGATGGGGGCAGGCGGTGTACTTCTCGTAGCGGCTCGGGCTCCAGCTGGTCACCTTGGTGGTCATCACTTCTCCTCGATCTTCTTGAGGTCGCCCCAGGAGGGGCCGACCTTGGCGTCGGACAGCATGGGCACGTCGAACTCGATCGACTCCATGACCTTCCGCAGCGTCTCGTTGGACTTCTTGACAGCGGCCTTGGGGGTGGACAGGTTGATCTCGTCATGGACCGTGACGAGGAACCTCCCCTCCCACTTCTCGTCGTGCAGCCTGGTCAGAGCCTCCTTGGTGCAGTCGGCGGCGGAGCCCTGGATCAGGTAGTTCAGCAGCTTGTACTCGAACGTGCGCTCGATGCCATTGATCACCCTGGGTGCCTCGCAGAAATACCTCCGACCACCCCAGGTGCGGATGGCGTCCCCCTCCCGGCCCTTGGTCTTGAGGTCCCGGTCGAGCAGGGCCACCCCGGGGGCCGCCTTCTTCTGCGCGTTGCGGAGGCGGCGGGCCTCGTCCACTGTGACACCCAGCCCCTCCGCCAGCTTCCTGGCCCCCATGCCGTAGAGGATGCCGAAGTTGAGGATCTTGACGGCGCGGCGGGGGAGTTCCAGCCCCACCATCTCCTTGATCCTGGCCTGCATCGCAGTGTGGTAGTCGATCTTGGGGTTGTCGTTGTAGGACTTCATCAACTCCGCGTCCTCGAAATGGGCGAGGATCCGGAACTCCTGCTGGTTGTAGTCTCGGTGCAGGAAGAGATCGCTCTTGCCATCCGGCACGAGGTAGCGGCGCACCAGGGGCAACTCGGGCAGCTTGAGGAAGGCGGGGTGCGTGTACCCATCGCCCTTGTCCGTGAAGTCCTTGGTGATGTTCATCAGGCGGGAGCACGAGAGGCGGCCAGAGCGGGTGCCCTTGCTGCCGTCGTTCCCGTGGGACTGGCGCACCTGATTCCACTCCGTGAAGATGTGGCCGTTGTTCTCCTGGGCCTGCGCCAGCCAGGGGAGCATGGACATGGAGAGGACGGTGACGAGCCGGTTCCGATACCCCAGCGCCAGGGCCACCCGCTTGTCCGAGAACAGGTCGATCGTGAGGTTCTTCTTGCTCACGCTGTCCTGCCCGGTGGGCGTCTTGACGAAGTCGGTGACGATCCCCTTGGCCTTCAGGGCGTGGGCCACCTCTCGATCAGCGTCGAGGTTGATGTCGCCCAGCCGCTTGCGGAGCCACTTGTCAGCCTTGTCCAGTGCCGCCTTGTAGATCTCCACGTCGTAGCCCAGCTTCTCCACGTCCACCCGGATCCCGAGACCTTCGTTCGCCAGCAGGATCGGCAGCAGCCTCCGCTCCCGGTCGTACGCCTTCAACTCCTTGGGGTCCAGCTTGGGGTGGAGCAGCTTGTGCAGCGCCAGGGTGCGCTCCACGTCACCGATCGCGTACCTGCCCACCACGTCCCCGGGGGCCTTGGAGATGAACGCGCCGTGCCGTTGGTTTGCGGCGATCACCTTGTGCTGCACCAGCCAGTCCTTGACGGCGTCCTGCTCCTCCGGGGGAAGGCCCAGGTAGTGCTCCGCCGCAGGCTTGAGGCTCAGGCTGGCGGCGTGGGGGTTGGTGAGGAAGAGGGTGAAGAGGGTGTCGTGCAGCCGGTCCCAGGTCGGGAGCGCCAGCCCGAAGTGGTTGTGCGCCACGTCGAGGTCGAACTTGCCGTTGTGGGTGAGGATCGGCGCGCCGCTCTTGTAGATGTCCTTCAACTCCTCCTGGGCCTTGGCCCGGGTGGTGTTGTTCTTGTCGGGGTGGCCCCAGGCGAGGTACTTGCCCTTCTTGCCCGGGTACTTGATCGCCAGCCCCACGGGCTTCGGCGGATACTTCGGTCTCTCTTCGATCGACTCCGTCTCGAAGTCGATGGTGATCGGGGTCTGCACTTGTGACCTCCAGAAAGAAAAGGGGAGCCCCACCGCTACGGCTGGTGAGGCTCCCCGGGCTCCCTACGCTCCACCAGCCGCGCTTACTTCGTCTTGTCGCGGCCCTTGCGCGGCTTGGGCTCGACCACCTCGATGTTCGGGTACGGGGCCATCAGCTGCTCCTTGATGGACCCGCCCTCCTGCCGCACCTTGATCGCCCGGTACATCTCCTCGGTCATGCCGTCGAGGTTCGTGAACCTGATCTCCTTGTACGCCTTGCCCTTGATGGCGTGGAGGGAGATCTCCGTGAACGTGGACCAGGGCACCATGCCCTGCTCCCGCAGGTACTTCACGTAGTTCGCCCAGTTGCGGATCGACGTGGGCGAGATGGACGCGGTGAACACGTCCGTCTTCTCCGCGTCGTCGGCGGTGCTGGAGATCACGGCGAGACGCCGCTCGTCCTTGCACCGCTTGCCCTTGCCCTGCTCCGCGCTCCCCATCTTGTTGTGGGGGCAGGCGGCGCACGTCTCCGCCTGCTTGCTGGGGCTCTGCGGGTGCGGGGCCAGGGTCTTCTCGTCGTACCCGAAGGCGTAGCAGCCGGGCGTCTGGGCGACACCCTCCTGGAACCCCTCCTCGTAGAACGCCTTGCCGCAGCAGAAGTCGGTGATGATCACCGGCAGCTTGTCACCCACCGGCTCACCGCCGATGCTGATCTGACCACCCTTGAACGAGATGCGCTGCCCGTTGATCTGCTCCCGGGCCGCCACGTCCTTGGCCTCCTGCGCCGCCTCCTGCTGCCAGGACGCCAGCTTCCCAGGAGCCGCCTTCTTCACGATCGCCTTGCTCACTTGCTACCTCCGGTCTTGGTGACGGACAGCCCGATCTTCTCGAACTGCGCGACACCGGGGATCTCCACGTCGTTGTCCCACCGCTCACGGCACGCCGCACGGGAGGGGCGGCGCTCCAGCAGGTCCAGCTGCTTCGACTTGATCATGTAGGCGTAGAAGGAGTCCCAGTCCTGCACGTCCGGGACCACGGTGCGGGTGATGGACCCCACCGCCGTCTTACCCTTGCAGCCCTCCAGATCACCCTTCTTGAACACGTTGAAGATGTGCTCCTCCAGGCGATCCTGCTGCTCCTTCAGGTCCTTGACGGACCTCTCCAACTCGATGCGCTCCGACCGCAGCTTGTAGAAGAGATCGACGCATGCACCCGGCGTCTTCGGGAAGTTGTCCGCCATGACTCTCTACGCCTCCGCCTTGGTGGCCTTCTTGGCGGCCTTCTTCTTCGCCTTCGGGGCCTTCTTGGCCTTGGGGGCGGCGTGGGCCTGGGCGTACTTCTTGATCGCGTTCATGCGCCCGGCGTAGGTGTGGCCGATCGCGTCGGCGGCCTCGGCGGCGGAGGGGAGGCCC